TGCACACGGCACCGCTTTTAGTAGGGTGTAGTGTATCTATCACCGGTTTAACTAATATTCCCTCCGGTCCACAAGATTTACGACAGGAGAGTTGTGTCCGAAAATTCAGCAGATATAGCCAAGCGAATTATTCTTGGTTGTGTCGCGCAAGGTATGACCATCGAACAAGCTTGTGGCTCAGCCGGCAAATCGATGAAGACCTACGAATACTATCGCAGAACCGATAAAGTATTCTCCGATAAAGTAGACCGAACTAGATTAGGTTTAAAGGACAAAGTCTTCGCCTCTGGTGATGTTCACGATATATCCTTCGCTGAGTTCCGTGAGCGGTTCCTAAATCAAAAGACCTTCCCACATCAACAGAATCTGGTAGATGTAATTGAGGGTAGAGAACCTAGTTGGCTACACCCCGCTATGAAGTGGGAAACCGGTCTAGCCGATAATAGAATATTAATTAACATCCCGCCAAACCACGCCAAGTCAATTACAATAACCGTTGACTACGTAACCTGGCAGGTATGTCGTAATCCTAACTTTAGAGTCTTGATCGTCTCTCAGACCCAGCGTCTTGCAGCAGACTTTCTATACGCCATCAAACAACGATTAACTCATCCAATGTATGAGAATCTGCAGCAAGCATACGCTGCTGGCGTAGGTTTTAATAGCAAGTCCGCTTCGTGGCAAGCTACCCGTATTACCTTCGGTGATGAGCTTAGAGAATCCTCTGAGAAGGATCCCAACATAGAAGCAGTCGGTATCGGTGGTCAGATCTACGGTAAACGTGCCGATATGATTATCATCGATGACGCTGTTACATTAAGCAACGCTAATGACTTTGAACGTCAGATCAAGTGGCTAACACAGGATGTCCGATCCCGTCTTAACCCCACAGGTAAGTTGATTGTAATCGGAACCCGCGTAGCATCAGTTGATCTATATCGAGAATTGCGTAACCCCGATAGATATCCAGGCGGTTTAGTTCCTTGGAAGTATCTAGCTATGCCAGCGCTTTTACAAACAGATGAATCCCCTGAGAAGTGGGAAACCTTATGGCCAGCATCCGATCAACCATTTGATGGACAAGGTGATGATCAAAAAGATGAGAACGGCCTATACCCAAGATGGAATGGTCGCAACCTATTTAACGAACGTCAATCTATGGACGCATCCACTTGGGCTTTAATTTATCAGCAACAAGATATTTCAGATGATGCCATATTCGATCCGGTATGTGTTAGAGGATCTATTGATGGTATGAGAAAGTCGGGAGCTTTAAATGCGGGTTATCCAGGTCATCCTAAAGACCTTAATGGATTCACTTTCATTTGCGGTCTTGATCCTGCTATGGTTGGTGACACTGCTGTTATCTGTTATGCTATTGATCGCGTCAGCCACAAGCGTTATATTGTGGACGCTCATAAGATTACTCGACCTACTCCGGCACAAATTAGGCAACTCATTTTTGACTGGACCGATCTTTACAAACCTAGTGAATGGATCGTCGAGAAGAACGCCTTCCAAGCTTTCTTAACCCAAGACGAAGGTATCAAGATGCACTTAGCATCAAGAGGTGTAATTCTTAAAGAACACCATACCGGTTCTAATAAATGGGATTCTGGTTTCGGTGTGGCATCTATGTCAACCCTATTTGGTACCAAGCAATTAGCTGATGGCAAACACCATCGAGATAACTTAATACATTTACCTAGTGATCAAACTGAGAATGTCAAGGCTCTTATAGAGCAATTGATAACTTGGTCTCCGACTACTAAGGGTAAGACCGATATGGTAATGGCTCTTTGGTTCTGTGAGATCAGAGCACGAGAGATGCTTAATTACGGACAGTATGCAAAGCATCATATGAAGAATCCATTCCTATCAAGTTATGAAAGACAAAAACGAGTAGTAGTCAATATCGATGAACTACTTGCGGAGAAGGACACACAGTTCATCTAAGGAGAAAACAAATGGCAATAACACCAAGTTGGATTACCAACAAAGAAGGCGAAGAAGAATACATTGACAAAGGTGCAGTAACAACACCTCAAATCAATCCAGTAAAAGATGCTCTTTATGCACAAGCTAAAGTTGATGCAGATCGTATTGATTACGTTGAGTGGCCAACAAAAGTTAGCGGCCAAGAAAATCAGGGTATGTAACTATGGCTGATTCATTAAGAGATAAAGCACGTCAAGCGCGAATTAATGCAAATAAATTAGAAACTAGTTTTGCTGCTTCAGATACAGTTAATAGAAATGCTAAAACCGCAAAAGTAAATTTAACTATAGCTGAAGAAAATGCAGCAAGAAAAGCAATTAAAGGAAATATGCAAGCTGAGCGTGAACGCACTGCTTCTCGTGCTGAATACATTGCTAATCGTGAAGAAGCAAAATCAAAAGAAGCGCGTATTCAAGCAGCTACTGGATCTCAACCAGGACACCACGTTACTTCAGTAGATCGTAAAACTGGTAAAGCTAAGTAAGGACTTTAATTGTTAAATATAAAAGAGATCACTGCTTTAGTATCTCGACTGCAAACTAAATATGCACAACGCGATGGACGTATGCGTGATGTGTTATCAGTTCGTCAGGGCGATATATCTAAAGTTTATCCGTCGATGTTTTCTGAGGAATATCCAAAGCCTCTCATCGCCAACCTTATTGACGTTTCTGCTCGTGATCTAGCAGAAGCAATGGCACCTCTACCAACATTTAGTTGTTCCGCTTCTAATATGGTTTCAGATGCCGCCCGTAAAGCAGCAGACACCCGTGCTCGTATTGCAAATTATTATGTAGGCCGTTCCGAACTTAGCGTTCAAATGTATACCGGTGCTGATTGGTATAACACTTACGGAATGATGATTGGTATGATTGACCTTGACTATGAAGGCAATGAGCCAACAATTAAACTTGTTAACCCATTTGGTTCTTATCCAGAGATTGACCGCTTTGGTCGTTGCTTATCTCTAACACAAGTTGTTGGTATGGATGCACAATCATTAGCATCAATGTACCCAGAGTATGCAGATCAAATTTTAAATAGAAATACATTTACACCAGGCTCTCCATATCTTTCTTTAGTTCGCTACCACGATAAAGATCAAGATGTAATCTACTTACCAGAGCGTAAAGATTTAGTTCTAGCCCGTACACCTAATCCAATTGGAAAATGTATGGCTCGCGTTGCTATGCGTCCATCTATTGATGGTGAGGCTCGTGGACAGTTTGATGATGTACTAGCAGTTCAGTTAGCCCGTGCTCGCTTTGCAGTATTACAGATTCAAGCTGCTGAGAAATCTATTCAAGCACCTATTGCTATTCCTCAAGATGTACAAGAATTAGCCCTTGGTCCTGACGCAATTATGAGGTCATCCAATCCACAATCTATCCGCCGTGTTCCATTAGAACTTCCTGTTGGAGTATTCCAAGAGTCAGGCGTATTAGAGCGTGAACTTCGTATGGGTGCTCGTTATCCTGAATCTCGTTCTGGTCAGCTAGACGCATCCGTTGTAACAGGTCGCGGAGTTCAAGCGTTACAAGCTGGTTTTGATACACAGATTAAAGCAGCACAAGCACAGTTTGCTAGAGTCTTTGCTGAGTTAGTAAGTATGTGCTTTGAGGCAGATGAGAAATTATTTGGTAACAAAGTAAAAGAGATTCGCGGAATTGATGACGGTACTCCGTACACAATGAAGTATGTTCCATCTCGTGCTATCAATGGTGATTACACTGTAGATGTTCGCTACGGAATTATGTCAGGACTAGATCCTAACCGTGCAGTTATTGCATTACTACAAATGCGTAGCGATAAACTTGTATCTCGTGACTATGTACGCCGTGAGATACCTGTTGAGATTAACGTTACTCAAGAAGAACAAAAAGTTGATATTGAAGAAATGCGTGATGCACTAAGAGTTGCTGTATCTCAATACGCTCAAGCAATTCCAGCATTAGCAGCACAAGGCCAAGATCCTTCACAGATCATTAGCCGCATTGCCGAAGTAATTCAGGGACGGCAAAAAGGTATGCAGATTGAAAATATTGTGGAGAAAGCTTTTATGCTTGAACCACAACCGCAGGCTCCTCAAGGGATGCCTCAGATGCCAGCAGCAGGTGCGGCCCCCGCTCCTGCCTCGCAGCCTACTCCAGTTCAAACTGGCGGTGCGGCCCCTGCTCCTGGTCAACAACCACAAGGTAAACCTGATATTGCATCATTGCTCGCCTCAATCGGCGGCGCGGCATAAAGTAGAGGGGGTGAATAATGAACAAAGGATCAAGAGCAGCAGCTCCTATGTCAAAGCCAGTTGAGGGCAAGAAGGATACTTCTAAGCCAGCAGGTGGCGCTGTAAAGTTTGGATATACAGCAGCAGCACGTAAGGGAAACAAAGTAAAAAAAGGCTAATCAATTATTAGATAGGTGGTTGGGTGTGGACGATAATAAAGATTTCGTACCACGCCCGATTCACCTTGCAGATGTATTAGTTGTAATTGCAGGATTTTTTAATAACGTTGCACAAAGTTTTGTAGTACTAACAGAAGAATTTTTAGAGTTAACAGTTTATAATGCAAATAGAGAAAGTAAAGTCAAGAAAGTTTGGGAAGACTTTGCTAACGATTTAGAGAAGATTGAGGAGGACCAAGATGGCGCTTGAAGACGCAGTTAATCCAATTAAAGGAGCATCAGGTCCAGGTAAGTATGCAAAACGTTTAGATCGTATGCCAGCTAACGCATATGGCGATCAAAAAGAAACAGCCAGTTTTGTAAATAAAAGTACACCATTAGCAACAACACCAGACACTCGTCCGGCACCAGCATCAGAAATTAAACAAGCAGCAACATCTATGGGTGAAGTAACCCCATTGTTTGCACCAAGTTCTCGTCCAACTGAACCTGTTACAGCAGGTGTAGATATTGGAGCAGGCGCAGGATCAAATGCGCTTATGATGCAATCAAAATTTGCACAACAAAAAATTTCCGACGCGTTGGCACAAATGCTACCTTATGACCAAACTGGAGAAATTGGCATTTTGTATCAGCAAGCGCTTGCGCGGGGTATGTAGTGTCCAGTCAAAACCTTAACGCATTAGCTCAACAGGCTGGTTTAACACAACAACAAAAAGATCAAATTGATGGTTTATCTAAATTATTAAATTCACATAAATCTTTAATGTCTATGCCATCTGATACGGCTGCACAAGAATTTGCCAAAAAAACACCAGAACAACAAAAAGCACACACATCTTTTTTTGATGGGGATAATCCATTAGGTAATGCTTTGCATTATGCAACATCTGCAGCTAAAACTATTATTGCTGCACCTTTTAAAGCACTTAATGAGGTTTCAGATTTTACTACCCGCTTATATCGTACTGCTGCTATTTCTATGGATCAAGGCGTAGACCTAGGTACAGCATTTAGAACAGCAAACGATAAAGGTGATAAAGTATTTAGCCCAGGTCGTATCACTGATGCTGAACAAAAATTTGGTGCAGATATGATGTCCGTTGCTATGAAAGTAGCAAGCGGTGATTCACTTGCATCTATTCAAGCAAATGGAACAGATGCTGAAAAATTAATTGCTTCTAAAGCATCACAACTTCAAGAATCAGGAAAAAACGATCTTCTTCTTCAAGATGCTATTGATGCAGCACAAGCCGCTAAATATTCTCCAGGACGTGCTTTAGCAAACATCCTTCTTCCAGGATCTATGGAAGGTTCAGGATTTTTATATAAAGGTATTTCTGGTATTACAGATGCTTCATTCCGCATATTCCTAGATCCAACGCTTCAACTTGGTAAAGCTAAAAAGGCTATTGATGCTGGTGAATGGGTACTATATCGAGTACTTGGAAAACAAGATTATACTTACGGACGTTCTTTGTTAGGAACAGCACGTAATCCTGAAAGAGTTGACCGAGTTTTTGAAAATTCAAAAGTTGTTGATTTTTTTGATGTCTACGGTTCAAAACTAGAGTCATTAGATAAAGCTCGTAAATCTGGCAATCTTGATGCTGGTGCTAAAATTTCAGCAGAGTTAAAACGTATTGCACCAGAATTTGGTCCAACTACTCAAGATGAACTTATTGCTGCAGGCGTTAAAAACGCAGAGACAGCTAAAGGTTATCTTAAAAATATTGACGCAAACGCTGCTATTCTTTTAGGGCAACCAGGTCGTAAAACTGCTTTAATTCCAAAACTTGATGCAGCCCGTAAAGCTCGTATTAATTTCTTAACTTTAGGTGATAAGAAACTTAATATTGATAAAGTTGGTTCTTCTTTAATAACAGCATATTATGGTCTTGATACTAACACTGAAAATATAATTCAAGGTCTAAGTCAAAAATCAGAACTTATTGCTGCCGGTGAAAAAGGCGTAGGAAAATTTGGCAAGAGCGGTAGTTTTGTTTATACTAACAATCAATTTAGAGGTCGTATTGACCGGTTTGCTGCTAAGTTTACTGTTACCCCATATTTTAAAAATGATTTTTTTGATTTCAATGCAGTAGATGGTGCTGACAAAGTATTTCAATTAGCCCGTCTTGGTATGACTCGTTATCACGCTAGAATTATTAAAGAAGCATATTCTGCTGGTAATGAAGGTCAACGTCGTCAAATTTTTGAAGGTCTTTGGAATACAATGGCTGAGGTTAAAGGATGGAATAAATCATCCGTAGGCCAAGAAATTTTAAATGCTACTAAAACTAAACCAGAAATGTATGCTCCAGATATTGCCCGTAAAGTAATTGATCCACTTACTGGTATTGAAAAAACAGAATATTTTAATCCTGCTGCTATTGGTCCTAGCGGGGAACAAATGGCCATTATGGATTGGCAATTATCTCCAGGTGTTAGTGTTCCTAATATGTCTGCACTAAATGATGCAGTAGCAAAAGAAACTTTACTTGCTCGCAAATTTGGTATTAACTATAAAAAATGGATTAAAGACATAACTGATTTTTGGTCTTGGGGTACACTTGCTGGACCTCGTACAGTTATTCGTAACGCAAGCGAAGATTTACTACTTCACGGTTTAGTTGGAGAATCACCATTTGCTGCTGTAGCAGGTCGCCTTTTTATGACACGTCTTGCCAAAGCTGATCCAGAAGCAAAAGCCGGAATGATTGCTCGCCTTACTTCTAAATTAGATAGACCAGAAGTAACAGCGCGTATTGAAAAAGCAATAAAAACTGGAGATCAAAATGAATTTCAAACTATTGTTGCTACTCAATTAGTTAAAAATTCCCTTGGTGGTGTTTTAGATGAAGCCAGCTATCAACGTATATCAAGACATTTTAAATATGGAAACAAAGAAAATATTAATAGCGGAGTTTCAGATGGAGCAAGAAACGCTCAACGCGGTGGAACTTATGCTACATCTATTACGCAAGACGTTTCCCTTTATGGAGCATCTAACAAACAAGAACTTAAACTTGATGGTATTGCTTGGGAAAAAGCAACGGGTGTTGCGTTCGGTCTTATAGACCCAGTTTCAAGTCAATCTAGTCGGGTATCTTGGTTGTTTAGTTTAGCTACTAATGCAAATTCAGACCTTGGTGCTTTAGCATTTAGGTATATGAAGCCTGGTATGGAAGAAGCTACTCGTCGTGAAATAGCAATCAAAGGTATTACCAATTACCTAGAACAATTACCAGAAAAATCATATGGTCGTTTTGGACTTGCAGCAGCAGGGGTAGATAAAAAGACTCACGCCACAGCTATTTACGATAACGTACGCGCTTATGTTTCTAAACTAGATGGTTCACTTAATGAAGACTTACTTGCTAAAATTCGCAAAGTAGACAAAGATGGAAACATTATAGTCAGTGGTAAAGAACTTAGCCTTGACGATCTTCCATCAATTGGCAAATATGACGAAGCACCTAAATTTATTTCAGGTCCTACCTTTATCCCATCAACTGGTAAAAACTATACTGCCGGTTTTATTAATAGTACTTGGGATTTAATGGCTAAAGGTAACGCTGAACTAAGCCGTAAACCTATGGCTCATTACGAACTAAACCAAGTCCTTAAAACTATGGAAGAATCAGGGTTTAGACAAAGTGTTATTGATAAAGCAACTAAAGGTTTAACTGACGAAGCAAGAGTTCTTGCAGAAATTAATGCTGAAAAACAACTTGCTGCTATGGCAGAAGATATTACTATCAACAGGGTTATATCATATGTAGATAATCCTGAAGTTCGTAGCCAATTAGCTATGTCTGCTCGTAACTTTGCAAGGTTCTATCGTGCTACTGAAGACTTTTATCGTCGTGCCGTACGCGCTGTACGCTATAACCCAGAATCTTTAGCTAGAGCATCACTTACTTATGAGGGAATTTCTCATTCTGGTTGGGTACACACTGACGAAAGCGGAGATCAATACTTTTTCTACCCAGCATTAAGCCCTGTATACCGAGTAATGGATAAGATGGCTAAGGCTTTTGGCGTAAATGCTGGTTTCCAAACTGGTTTACCAGTTGAATTTAGTGCAAAACTAAAAATGATTACACCATCTATGAACCCAGATTCACTTTTCCCTACATTTGCTGGTCCTGCTGCAGCATTTCCAATCAAAATGGTAGGAAATATTGTTCCTCAGTTTAAAGAGTTAGAACAATACTTAACAGGTAACTATGGTCAAGATCAACCTATGATTTCTGCATTGCTTCCATCACACGTTAATCGTTTTCTTCAAACATTAAGTAAAGATGAACGTACTGGTCAATATGCTTCTGCATTACGCAAGGCAGCAACATATATTGAGGCTTCAGGACAAGGTTTAAAGACAACAATTGGACCAGATGGTAAAGAATTACCACCAAGCGCTGGTGAACTTGCTGCTCATAAAGAAAAATTAGAAGGCGCAGCAACTACAATTCTTGCTCTTCGGTTTATGTTTGGGTTCTTTGCACCAGCCTCACCATCTATAACACTTAAATCCGATATGGCTAAATGGGTAAAAGACAATGGAGCGGTTAGTTACAAAGCTGCATTTAATCAACTTATTGAAAAGTATCACGGTGATATAGATAAAGCAACTGGTGACTGGATTAAATATTATCCAAACCAAATGCCATATACTGTGTCAGAATCAGAGCCTACTGTTGTAGCAAATGTTCGCGCTGTAGACCAAGCAACAAGTTGGTTAACTGATAACCAAGATCTTCTTGCTCAATATCCACAGGCAGCAGCGTTCTTAATTCCACAAGTTGGCAAATTTGATTTTAATGCTTATAGATTGTTATCAAAATCTGGTTTAAAACAGAACAAATCTTTAGAAGATTTTACTCGTCAAATTGCTGTAGCCAAAGATCAACAAGAATACTTTGACAAAAAAGATGAGTATGATGAAAAACTTGCTATGGCATTTTCTACAGATTCCAAGCGTCGCCTCCGCGATGAATGGCAAATTTGGTCTGATGAGTTTAAAGGCGCCCGCCCACAACTTCAAATGCAACTTGCAAAAAGCGCAACTAATCAAGTAGAACGTATACAAGCGTTAGATGATTTGCGTAAAATGCTTGGCAATACATCTATCACAACAGAGGCTAAAACTCGTAAAGTATTAAAAGAAATGCTTGATGAGTATGATTCTTACGTTCAGCAACGCGATAGAGCCGCTGCTCCAGGAAGTTCATTTAGCACAAGCTATAAAGATAGATTGAGTTTAAATGCTAAAGAAAGAATAAAGTCAATAGCGACTGGTAATGCCAACGCTGAGGCTGCATTTAATTCATTATTCGCACCACTATTCCGTTAATACGAGGAGACTAAATTGGCTTATCCAAAACTCACAGGCAAAGCAAAACTAAAAAATGATTTAGCCCAGCTTGAAGTTAAGGTTCAACAGGCTCAAGATGAATTGAACCGAACACTTAATGGTGTGCCTTTAACTCCTGGTACTCCAGCTTATATTGCTGCAGATACAAAATTTAAAGATGCAATTGCTGCTCGTAATGCAGCACGAGAAGCTTTAAATAATTATGTAGAACCTGCAAAACCTGTAAAACCAAAATCTGCAAAAGAAATAGAAGCAGAACGTCAAAAAACACTTAAAGAAGGTCCTGCTAAATCTGCTGAGGGTACTACAGGTGGTACTACTGGTGATGAAACTAATCTAATTACTCAGACAAATTCAGCATTAGCGGAAAAAGCAAAACAAGAAAATGCCACAAATTATCTTTATAGTTTAAGTGGTCCTGAACGGTTGGCTTGGGCTAGAAAACTTAAAGCTGCAAAATATAATGTTACAGAAACTGGCGAGTATAATAGCGGTCTTGTTGATGCCTATATTAGCGCACTTGGTGATGCTCAAAATGAAAATACTTTTAATAAAAGTGTTAAAGGATATATCCCTAATACATTAGAAAGTTATTTAAACTATAAAACTAGCTTAGTAAACACTGGTAACCAATTACCAGAAACTACCGGTGTTCAACAAATTTTTGATAAAAGCACAGCAGAAGGTACTATTGATAGCCTCTTTCAATCATTCCTTAAACGAGATGCTTCTCAATCAGAAATAGATTCTTTATATAAACAATTAGATGCCGAACAAAAGAAAGCATCTAATATATCCACAAGCAAATATAAAATGGTTAATGGAGTAAAAGTTAGAGTTGATCAAATAAACTTTGATCCTAAAGTTTTCTTAGAAAATAAAATTAAAGAACTTCCTACTTACAAAGAAAGCCAAGCAGCTAAGTCAGAACAAAATAAACTATCTCTTGCTTCTACCGCTTTGGCTAATGGATATGATCTTGAAAGAGATTTTAGTTCCCAATTGCCTAATTGGCTAGATGCTATAAATAAAGGTGAAAGTATTTCTAAATTTCAATCATCTATCCGCAACTCTGCTAGATTAGCATTACCAGAGGCAGTAAGAAATTCTATTGATCCTACCGAAGATTTAACTACAGCATTTGCTACATACATTAGCAATTACTCAAAAACATTTGGTGTACCGGCTGATCAAGTTTCTTTAAATAAAATACTACCTTTAGCTACAAATGATAAAGGTTTTATTCCAATTTATGAATTTGAAAAGAAAAAAAGACAACTTGCTGAATGGGATAAAACTCCTGAAGCAAGAACAGAAACTGCTAATGTAGTTTCAACAGTCTTAAAAGACTTCGGATTTAAGGGGTAACGGATGGCAAGACCTAGAGATATAGATTATTCTGTTAATCCAACACTTCCTAGCGGTAAGTTAGATTTAACTGCACCACAAAATGCTTCATCAGCAAGATATCAAGCACAAGCTGATGCTTATTTTGCCGCAAACCCTGATATAGATCCATTAACTGGGCAGAAAAAAACAAGTACTGGTTTAACTCCAGAACAAATAGCAGCTCAGGCTGCCATTGCTGCTGCTCAAGCAGGTCAAAATGCTGCTGCTGCTCAAGCAGCAAGAGAAGCTGCTGCTGCGGCGGCAGAAAAAGAACGTCAAGGAACATCTGCATATTCTTTATTATTAGCAGAGTTTAACAAATATGGTCTTGGTACTTTAGTTACCCCATTACAGGATTTAATTAAACAAGGTTTATCTGCAGGAGAATTTTCATTAGCATTACAAAATACTGATGCTTATAAAAAACGATTTGCTGCTAATACTGATCGTATTGCTAAAGGGTTAAGCGCATTAAGCCCTGCTGAGTATATTGGTTTAGAAGATCAATACCAGAACATTATGCGTAACTACGGATTACCTGCATCTTACTACACTAAAGGTGATATGGGTATTCAAGAAGGATTTAATAAACTACTTGCTAATGATGTATCTGCTACTGAATTAGAAGATCGAATTATGACTGCACAAAGCAGAGTTATGAACGCTAACCCAGAGGTTAAACAAGCACTTAGACAATTTTATCCTGATATTACAGATGGTGATATATTGGCTTATTCTCTTGACCCAACTAAGGCATTAACTGATATTAAGCGCAAAGTAACTGCTGCTGAAATTGGTGGCGCAGCCCTTGGTGCAGGACTTGCTACAAGTCAAACTGCTGCTGAAGGATTAGCTGGATACGGTATAAATAAAGCCCAAGCACAACAAGGTTATGGTGCTATTGCAGAGTTCTTACCTACCGGTCAAAAACTTTCACAAATTTATCAAGAATCTCCATACACTCAGCAACAAGCAGAACAAGAAATATTTAATCTTGCAGACTCTGCTTCTGCCGCTAAGAAACGTAAGCGTTTATCCCAACTAGAAACTGGAACATTTGGCGGTTCATCTGGTACTAGCGGTGGAGCATTAAGTAGAGATCGTGCTGGAAGTTACCAGCAATACGGACAGCCAGGAGCTGGTTCGTACTAAATAACTAGGCCTGCTAACGGGACGACTGGTCCGTTAGAGTGATATCAAACACCAGTAGTGGAAGCCATATAGGAAATCCCCAAATCTATATGAGGTCCACGAAACTACAAACAGAATGGGAGATGGACAATGTCCAATTTCGACTACGAGGATGAAGATGACGATTCTACACAGGATCTGAGTCAGAATAATGATCTCGTTAAACAGTTGCGTAAAGCAAACAAGCAGAAGGAAAAAGAGTTAGCTGAACTAAAAAGCCAGTTTGACGGACTTTCCAAAGCACAAAGAGAACGAGCTATAAAAGATGTCCTCGAAGCTCGTGGAGTGAATAAGAAAATTGCTTCTTTCATTCCTTCGGACATAGACCCAACTGAGGAGTCTTTGTCTAAGTGGTTAAACGAATACGGAGACGTATTTGGTGTAACTGCTGAACCAACCCAAGATATCGTAGACCCAGCTCAAGCGGCTGCGTATAAGAAAATGAATAGCGCTGTTGATTCTGGATTAACTCCGGATTCATCAGAAGATATGCTAAAGAAGATTCTTAATACTAACAGCAAGGAAGAGTTGGACGAAGTTCTACGCCAATCTGGGTTATAACTTCTATCCGAAAGGCTAAACCTAAATGGCAATACCAGGCGGTACGCTAACAGGTACTTCGGCAATCAGCAATTTAGTCCAGACCGCGTATGATCAATACGTCCGTATGGCACTACGTTCCATTCCAGTAATGAGAGCGCTTGCAGATGTCAAACCTGTACAACAGGCAATGCCAGGATCATCAGTTGTATTCTCAATCTATTCTGATTTAGCACAAGCTACTTCAACTTTGACAGAATCACTTGATGTTTCTTCCATTGCATTAGGTAACCCAAATCAGGTTACTGTAACACTTCAAGAGTACGGCTCAGCCGTAACAACAACTAAGAAGTTAAACCTAACTTCTTTCAACGATGTAGATGCAGCACTTGCTGATATCATCGCTTATAACGCTGCAGATTCTATCGATTCTGTTGTTGCTTCTGTTCTAACAGCAGGCACCAACGTAATCTACGCAGGAACTGCAACAACTACAGCAGGCATCACTGCTACACAAAAGATCACAGTTCAAGACATCCGTGAGGCTGTAACTGAACTTCGTACAAACAAGGCTTTGCCTCGTATTGGTGAACTTTATGCAGGATACCTACACCCACGTCAGACTGCTGACCTTCGTGCTGAGACAGGAACTGGTGGATTCCAGGAACTAACTAAGTACGTTGATCGCACTCCGTTCGTCGCTGGTGCTGTTGGCGTAATTGAAGGTGCTTTCATTGTAGAGACACCTCGCGTTCCTTACGCAACAAATGGAACAACTAACGTTTACAAGGCAGTTATTGCCGGACGTGAAGCGCTTGCAGAAGCGCAAGGTCAAGATATCTCAACGATTATCGGACCTCAAATCGATGCTTTGCGTCGATACCACACAATCGGTTGGTACTACTTTGGCGGATGGTCACTACTTCGTCAAGCAGCTATCTACCGTGTGGAGTCTGCTGCAACAAACGGCTAATAAATCCGTTTCGGTGGGGGGCGGGTCAAACCGCCTCTCATCACTTAGAAAGGAAGTTATGGCACAAGTATTAGTTGGTTACTCAATAAATACACCTTGGGAATACCAGACGTGGGGAGCAGGTCAACCTTGGCCTGATAAATACTCTCGTCTTGCTGGTAGACCAATCACTGGTGGAACATCAACGGGAACTATTAACCCATTTCTAACTGATATTGCTCGTGGCAAAACTTTAATTATTAAAGATGGACAAGTAGAAGAAACTTTATATCCGTATCAAAACACTTTAGCAGATGCTGACTACTACTTCCTCGGTGGTCACGTCTATAGTATTACAATAGCGCAAGGTCAGTTTATGGCATCTAAAGGCTATAGCGATTACTTAACACCAATTTATGAGGAGCAATGAGTAACTGTACATCAAGTTGTAAGACCCAAGATCACGAGTCATACGGAGCTTGTATTAGATCCAATATGCCTATGATCTCTGGTGGTGCTACTCCATCTAGGACTGGAGCATCTCTTTCAGCAATTAAAAAAGATGAAAAAGAATTAACCTCTTATTACTCAGCTATAGCACAAGGTGTAGAACCTATATCAACTAAACAAAAAGATATTGACGCAGCACTTAAGTTCAGTAATGAAACAGGCGTTGCGTTCGATGGAAACAAAATCTAACAAGGAGAAAACAATGGCTAAAGCAAAATCATCTGGTGGTGCTATGTCCACTAACGCCAAGAGTTTTGGCGCAGGTAGCAAGAAGGGTATTCCAGCATCAACTATGGGTGGAACTCCTGCTAAGACTAAGGGCAACAAAGCAACATTCTCAGGCGGTAAGAAGAAAGTAGGCAAATAATGTGTGCTAATTGCGGATGCGGTTACGTATCATATGACGATTTACAAACTGGTTCACCTGCTGGAAAAGTAGGCGGAGAGAACGAAGCAACTGAAGGCGGAGAAGCATAATGAAAAAAGCACACCCAGGATTTAAAAAAGCAGCATCAATGATTGCTAAGAAGCAAGGTGTATCTAAAGAGCGTGCTGGTGCAATTCTTGCAGCAGGTGCTCGTAAGGCTTCTGCTAAGGCAGTCAAGGCTAATCCTCGCTTGAAAAAAGTTTCAGGGATGAAATCTAAAAAAGGTATGTAATGGCAAAAAAAGCAATAAAAAAAGAAGCTAAAGTAATGGGTGAGTTTAAAAGAGGAACTCTACATTCTGGTAGCAAAAAGGGACCAATAGTTAAATCCCGTAAGCAAGCAATTGCTATTGCTTTGTCTGAGGCTAAGAAAGCCAAAAAGAAATAATGTCATCTGGTAGTTACAAACGCCACGATGGTTTTAACTCAATCCAGATTAAAAATGGATTAGTAGTTCGTCTTAATAAAAATGGATCTATTAGAGCGATATTAGGAAAGTACGGAGAATATGGCAAGCAGTCCGGCGTGGCAACGCAAAGAAGGTAAGAACCCTAAAGGCGGATTAAATGCTAAAGGTAGAGCCTCAGCTAAAGCACAAGGCAGTAATTTAAAACCACCAGTTAAATCTGGTGATAATCCACGCAGAGCATCTTTCTTAGCTCGTATGGGTAATATGCCAGGACCTGAGCGCAAACCAAATGGTGAGCCTACAAGGTTATTACTTTCTTTACAGGCTTGGGGAGCATCAAGTAAAGCAGATGCTAAGTCTAAAGCCGCAGCAATTTCTAAAAGAAACAAAGGTAAGAAATGAAAAAGAAAGCATTTTGGGATACAAAGAATCCTAAGAAAACATCTAAGAAATTATCACCAGCGCAAAAATCTAGCGCTAAAGCAAGAGCAAAGGCGGCAGGCAGACCTTATCCAAACTTAGTGGATAACGCTGCAGTATCTAAAAAATCTAAAAAGAAGTGAGGTAGATAGGTGTACTATGGTAATCCTGGTTCAACAGTTAATGCTGAATTAAATCGTTTGGCTAATGGTGGCACCTATCCTGCCCGTCAAAATTTTAAAGATGAAGGTGGCGCTGCTCAGGCTTGGGCTGCTGCTAGAGGAGTACCTCTAGGTAAGATCACCGATGTTGTTGGAGTTCTTAATTATATTAATGGTGTAACAGATCGTTCAAAGTTTTTAGATTTAGCAGGAGTTTGTAATTCAATAGCTGGTACTGTTGGGTTAGAACCTTCTGCGTCATTGGCGCAGGTGGCTTCTTGACGGCTACCTATAACCTCATTTGCCCACAAGCAACTACATTTACTTTTCAATTCCAAATCAACAATACTAATCCTAGTACTGGTACTCAAACACCTTGGAATTTAACAGGCTATACAGCAACTATGACAGTGCGTCCTTTTGCTGGATCAACCACAACAACACTACTAGCTACTACTGCTAATGGTCTTATAGTTTTAGATAATATTAATGGCAGAGCAACAGTTACATTTAGTAGCACAGCAACTAACATAGCCGCCAACTCTTATGTTTATGATTTTGTTTTAAATCAAGGCAGCGTAATAACTAGAATTTTAGAAGGTCAATTTATTGTGACTCCAGGGGTGACGGTATGAGCGATACAATCATAATAATTGAATCTGCCCAACCGCAGACCTCAGTAATTTTTTCAGCAGATCAAGGACCACAAGGTTTACCAGGTATTACTGGACCTACAGGTCCTACTGGTGGAACAGGACCAACAGGTCCTACAGGAAACCGAGGAGCAACAGGTGCAACAGGAAGCACAGGAGCTACGGGTTCAATTGGCAATACAGGTCCTACAGGAAGTACAGGACCTACCGGAAGCACAGGTGGAACAGGCGCTACAGGACCCACTGGTCCTACAGGCACAACAGGTTCTACAGGATCTACCGGAGCCACAGGACCTACAGGCTCTACAGGCCTAACAGGATCAACTGGTCCTACCGGCGCTACAGGCGCAACCGGTAATACAGGCCTTACAGGGGCTACAGGGCCTACAGGAGCCACTGGTAGCACGGGATTGACAGGAAGTACTGGCCCAACAGGTGCCACTGGTTCTACAGGCGTGGCTGGACCTACTGGTCCAACAGGTGCTACAGGCTCAATAGGTTTAACAGGAGCAACAGGCGCCACTGGTGCAACAGGTGCAGCATCTACGGTTGCAGGTCCGACAGGACCAACAGGAGCTACAGGTGTAACTGGCTCAAGCATAACTGGTGCTACAGGTCCTACTGGACCTACAGGTGCAACAGGTTCTGTTGGACCAACAGGAGCTACTGGCCCTGCGGGTGCTAATGGTTCTTCATCTAGTTATTTTGAATATAATGCTAGAACAACTATAACCTCTGGCGCTCCTGGTAACACTAATTTAATTTGGAATAATTCCACACAAATAAATGCTACTCAAATTAATATAAGTCATTTAACAAGAAATAGTGTTGACGTAGATTTATTTTTAGGACTACTTAATACTGGCGATTCAGTTGTTGTGCAAGATCAGTCAAATTCTAATAATTATCAAAACTGGACAGTCTCTGCTCCAATTACTGTTTTTTCTAATAGTTATGTTGAAGTTCCTGTTACATTAGTAGATTCAGGTGGAACTGGTACAACAAATTTTGCAAATGGTCACAATATTATTGTTGCTCTTGCTCTTACTGGCAATCAGGGGGCCACTGGTCCACAAGGACCAACTGGTGCTACTGGCGCTACTGGTTCTACAGGAGCAACAGGACCTACTGGTCCTACTGGCAGCACAGGATTAACAGGTGCTACTGGAGCAACCGGAGCAACTGGT